GCGAGGTAATGCCAGTCAGCCCAAGCGTTCGGGGTGTGAATGATCTCCCCTGGGAGGTGACGTTCGCACCACGCCGGGTCGTCGGTGAACACGAACACCCGCCCGGTGGGCCAGTTGTCGAGGTAGTAGTCCTTCGGGATGACCCCGTGCGGGCGGTGCTCCTCGAGGTAGTCGGTGCGGCGGACGTGGACACCGGTCGCCCCCCGGAGGAGGGCACGCTGCTCCTTGGGTGGGGTGTGGTCGCACCGCAACCATGACCGGTCCCACACGGTGGGGATGAGTTGTGGGTCCTGCAGGTAGCCGCCCTCGTGGTGGAACGTGTCGACCACGTCACCGGACACGATCGGCTCGAAGTACTCGTCGGGGATGCTCGTCCATTCCCTGCCCGGCCACCAGCCATCCAACCGGGCCGTGGCACCGTTGCGTTCGGCGAGGCCGATGGTGCCGATGACCTGCCAGATCTGATTGCCGAGGCGGCCGTGGGATCCGAGCCTCGAATGCGTGTACGTGGTCACAGGGTCAGCCCGGCCCGCATCTGCGCGTCCGTTGACTTCTCGGACAGCTGCCCCGGGTGCCGGTGGTAGAAGTAGTACGCGGCCTCCGCGGCGGTGAACGTTGCCCCCCGCTTCGCTGCATCCACCCAGAACTGCCAATCCTCACCCGGTTTCGCCTGGAACGGGTTCGCGTCCCACAGCCACCGGCGGAACGGTGAACACGACCAGATCAGGTTCCGGCCCTCGCGGGCGGCGTCGAGCACGGCCTCAGCGGTCACGAACCGGCGGGGTGGCATGTCCATCTCCGGGTGCCGCAACTGGAACGGGGTGTTCGGGTGCTGCTCCACCCACGTCAGCCCGCACATCCACACATCAGCCGGCTCGTCCCGGATACCGGTGAGCCAGTCGTAGTGGGCGCGGTCGTCGGCGTCCAACTTGGCGACCCAGTCCCTGCCGTCCATGGGGGTGGAGAGGATCGCATGGTTCACGAACGTTGGGGGGTGCGCCTCCCACCTGCTCGTGTCCTCCACGCGGATGATCCGCGCCCCGGGCAGGAAATGGGTGACCTGCCGCACCACGATGTCGGTGGACCGGCCGTGCTCCCCCAACGCGATCGTGACCGTGTCCGGTTTCTCCACCAGGCCGTCCACGCTCAACGCCCAGTGCACCAAGTAGTCCTGGTACTCGGCGCTGATCGCGCTCGTCACGACATGCACCCGGGCTGCGGGTGGTGGGCTCATGCTCGCCGTGGTCAGAACCATCCCAGGAACCTCCTCAGGTGCCGGTCGAGGACCTCATCCAACGGTCCCGGGTCGACCCTGCCGGCGAGGTGGCCGGCGTGAATCTCGCACCCGGCGGCTTCGGCCTCGATCAGGGTGCGCGGGCAGGCGTCCAACCCCTTCGGGAAGAACACGAAATGGGAGGCCCGGGTCATCGCCTCCAGCACCACCGGGCGTGGGCTGTCAGTGATCTCCACCAGCTCCCAGCCCATGTTCCGCGCGTACAGGCGTGCCCCGATGAGGCCTTTCTGGGGGTGATTCCGGGCCGCCCACAGGGCGGTCCCGTCACCGTCCCCGTGGACGATCTCCCCCAGGTCCAACCACCCGTGGCACACCTCCGGGGTCACCGACCACGCCTGCCCCTCCACGCGGGCGTGCAGGTCGCTCATCGTGACGAACGGGTCCGCCTTGCGGAACAGTTTCTCCAACCCGGGGCGTGGCTCCTGCAGGTGGCGCACCCACACGAGGGGTTTCCAGTCACCCATGGTGGCGATCGCCTCGTCGGGGAGGAACTCGGTCTGCGTGATGATTATTCGCTCGTAGTACTCGGCGTGCTCCCACTGGTCCGCGTTGATCCAGTTCACCAGGTGCCCCGCGGCCCGGAGGTGACGGAACATGTCCTTGTCGAGCATCTCCGCGCCACCCACGGTGCCCGGCAACAGCCTCGGGTTGTTGTGGTCCGCCGTGTACGGGCTGGCCAGCCAGGCGATGTTCACAGCAGGCTCTCGAGGATGGGCCGCCAGTGCTCCTCGAACACGGCCCGGTGGTCATAGTTCCCGGCGACGAACTCCACGGCCTTGTCGGAGTGGACCCGCTGACGGCCGCCGTCGACCCACCGCTGGTACGCCTCCTCCAACCGGTCCACGATGTCCTGAATGTGGGGGGTCTGCAACCATGACTGCTGGGGGCCGTCCCACCAGGGCTGCCCCTCAACGAGCCACCCGTCGCCGACGAGTTCCGGTTGCGCCGTCCAATCCGAGACGATGACGGGGGTGCCGCACGCCTGGGCCTCGATCACGCAGATCCCGAACCCTTCACCCATCGAGGGGGACAGCACCACATCCGCCGCCGAGTACAGGGTCGCGAGCACATCGTTGGGGATACCCATCCGGTGCGCGAACTGGTTCACGAACTTGAACTTCGACTCGTCCAACCCGATGCTCGCGAACAGTTCCCCGAACCGGATCCCCCCGAGGGCGCCGAACCGCTCGGTGTGCATGTAGAGGCGCACATCCGGTTTGTCGCTGGCGAACATGAGGAACGCGACCATGTTCTCCGGCCACGCCTTCCGGGACGGCGCCATGCCCTTGTTCGCGTTCGGGCACATCACCACGAACACGTCCTCGGGGAGCTCCATCAGCTCCCGCCCGGTTTTCGTGCCACCCCCTTGCTTCGTCACAGTGTCACGTTGCCGGAACACTTCCAAGTCGATCGCGTGCGGGGCGTACCCGTGGATGATGTTGTGCACGTTCAGCATGCGTGACCCGAACTTCGACATGGCAACCGGGGTCACGTTGGGTTGCTCGCACCATCGGCGCACATCCGGTGGGGTGGGCTGGTGATCGATGGGCACCCACGACACCGTTGGCATGGTGGCGTACCGGTCACCCTTGATCGGCCACACATCGCACAGGCTGAACCAGTACACCTGCCGGTCGGGGTGCTCATGCTTGATCGCGTCGTAATAGGCGGGTTGCACGTCCAGGCTGAACGGTTCGTACCCGCGGGGCAGGATCTGCACCCCGGGCTGCCAGTCCGTGGAAACCGCCTCCAGGCCGTAGTTCGCGGCGATGGTGACGTTCACCCCGGCTTGCACCATGAGGGGCACCAGCTGGGCGGCCTGCTGCCCGTACCCGGTTGGCGCCCAGGGGGCGTTCGTGAAGAACAGGAGGTGGAGGCTGCTGAGGTCCTTCTGCGCTGCGGGTGGGCGCCGGCCCTGGACGCGGGTCACGGCGCCCACCCTACCCGCTACGCGGAGCCGATGTACGCGCTGACGTGCGAGGTCTGCGGCAGCTTCCCGTCGACCCGCATCTGGCAGCGGAACGTCACCAGGTCCTGGTTGAAGGCGTAATCCTCCGACGCCCGCACCTGAAGGCCGCCCACCATGCGCACGAAGTACGACGGCAGGTGGCCGACGATGAGCGACTTCGCGCTCGCGCCGACCGCGGCGACCGCCGGGTTCTCCAGCAGCGGGTAGCCGAGGAGGGTGTCCGGCTGCCCGAGGATGAACGACGGCTGGAACACGAACGCCCCACCGTTGTCCTTCAGCTTCCGGATGTTCGCGATCTGCGACCCGCGCGCCATCCACGCGACACCGGGGAGGAGCCGGGCGGCCCCGTCCAGCGTGTACAGCAGGTCGACGACCTCGTCCGCGCTGGGGATCCGGGTGGACGTGGTGCCCTGCAGGCTGGTCCCAGCCTGGGGGACGATGCCCTCCGGCTCGGTGCTGCCCGTGCCGAGGGTGAGCGCGTTGTTCACGGCGAACCCGATCGCGTTCCCAGCCTGCGTGGCGATGAACTCGCTGATGTCGATGCCGGCGTCGTTGACGAGCTCGTTGGACACCTGCACCAGGAACGAGTACTTGAACGCGCCCAGGGTGCTCATCGCGAGGAACGCCGGGTCCGACTCGCCCGCGGCTGCGGCCTCACTGGTGACCGTCCCGGTGGAGTACGTCGACAGGCGTGGGATGGTGATGTTCTCACCGCTGGTGGTGGTGAGAACGGTGACGACCTCGGGCCGGATCATCGGGCCGACGAGGCGGGCCTTGTACAGGACCTGGTCGTAGAACGTCACCGGCAGTGGGGAGCCGGTGCTCGACTTGGTCACGTCGCGACGCTCGGGGAGGAACTCGTACGACCGGATCTCCCGGCGCGCGATCCCGCGGATGATGTCGTTGACGTCCTCCGGGCCGCGGGTGTCGACCCGGGTCTCCGGTGCGGCCTCCTGGGACGCGGCGACCCGCTGCTCCCACTCGGCTGCGTCGGTGAGGTCCTTGATGACCTGGGCGCGACGGTTCAGGTCGTCCATCATCCGGTCGTAGGACTGCTGCTCATCACCGGTCAGGTCACGCTTCTCCGACGCGGCGTGGTCGAGGAGGGCCTTCGCGGCGTGCCAGGTGGACTGCCGGGCGTCGATCTGCTGCTGCAGGTACGCGGTGCTCACAGTGTGCTCCTTTCATGTCTTGTTGGGTGTGGTGGTGGCGTCGGCGGCTCCGCTCGACGGTGCTGCTCACCCGCGGCTCCGCGGGACAGTCAGGCCCGGTTGAGGTGCTCCAGCTGCTTCATGAGCAGGCTGACCGGGGTGCTCGGGGTTGGGGGCTCCGGCTCGACCGGGTCGGGGCGGAGGCTGCTGAGGATCCGGTTCAGCAGTTCCACCGCCTCCGGGGAGGGTTGCCCACCTTCGAGCTCGGTGAGGGCGACCGCGATGTCGTCCGCGTCCGCGCCGGCCTTCTCCGCGAGCTGCTCGAGGGTGCGCACCGTGGCCGTGGTCTGCGTGTACGCGGGGAACCCGGTGACGATGCTCACCTCATGCAGGCGGACCTCCTTCAGGTTGCGGCGCATCCCGGACTCGTCCCACCGGTCCCCACCGCGGGGCACGGTGAACCCGAACGACATGCTGTCCACGACGCGGGTGCGGATCAGCTCGGCCATGTCCCGGCCGAGGGTCGTGTTCGGGAGCTGCGCGGTGACCCGCAAACCGATGTCGTCCTCCTCCAGCATCAACGTTTTCGACCGGACCGTGGCGAGCACGTTGCCCGGGTCATGGTTCACGAACAGGCGGATGTTGTTCCGCTTCAGCGTGCGGGTGAACGCGCCCCGGTCTATCCGCTCGATGAACGGCAGCGGTTCACTGTCCACGTCGAACACGGCGGCGTACCCGGTGAACGTCATCCCATCGTTTTCCGCGCGAACTTCAAACCCGGTTTGACTGCTGGTGCGTTTCTCAATCACGAGGCCGCTGGTCCTCTCATCTTCGGCGTCGGCGATCTGCTCGGACGTGCGGGCCAGCCACGCGCGGGCCGGCTCCGGGTTGCTCGGGTTGATCCCCCACAGGGCGTGGGCGACGGCACCCGGCCCGGGGAACCCCGGGTCACGCCGGTCATTGTTCCTGGCAGGCTCGAGGTCGCCCTCATGCCGGGCGGCCCAAGCGTTCGCCCTGACAACCTTGTCCTCCGTCATCTGCCCGCGGGCCATGCCCCGGGCCTCCAGCACCGTCCGCGGGACAACCCCGTCCCCCGCTAACCCCTGCCGGTACCAGTCCAAGCCTTCCGCGGCGGCGTCCCGCACGTACTCCGGAACCCGGATCTCCACCTGCCGCACCGACCTCGTCGACTTCGGGTGGTCCGCTGGGAGCAGGTCGTTGTCCCCGACGTAGGCGGCGTTCTCCGGCCTCCCGGCGCTGAGGAGGTACAGGAAAGCGTTCACCCGGGCCATCGCCCACTGCCCGCGGGAGATCCCCGGCCGGTGGGATGTGGAGTACGCCCCCGCCCCACGCCGGTACACCGCCGCCAACGTGCGGGAGCTGGTCCGCGTCCAACTGGGGCGGCCCTCGTCTTCCATGCGCTGGTTATGGTCCCTGGCCTTGTTCGCCAGCGCCGTCCTCGTCGCCTCGGACAGCTCGATGCCACCACCACCGGTCGCCGCGGACCCGGGCTCGTTCTCCTCCGAACCCTCGATCTGATCCTCCGGCGGGGCGGGGGCGTCAGCCCGCAGCTCGCCACCCGGCTCCAACCCTTCCGCGATGCTCACCGCGACCATCTGGTCGATGGCGTCCTGCTTCGTCGTGTGGCAGCCGATGATGTCCCCATCGTCTTTCACTGTTGCCCACCCGTCGCATTCGGGAGCGCTGTCGGTGATGAAGTACGGCATCAGGTGACCTGCGCCCCGCCCAGGTAGATGAACTTGCTTTCCGCGTGCTCCTGGTTGTGCACGGTGACACGTTGCGGGTTGTGATGGCTGGCCGCGATCTGCACAGCTGTCGCGGTGCCGATGGTGAACTGGGCTCCTGTCAGGGTCATGGGTACACCCCGGCCGGGTCCTCAGGGTTCAAGGTGGCCACACCCTGCAGCTGCACCGATGGGACACCGGTGTGCGCGATCGGCGGCAAGTCCAGGGCGGCGAGCACGGCGGCCGGGTCGAACCCGGTTGTCACCAGCCGTTGCGCCATGTCCACCCGCAGGCGGGTGTCCTGAATGTTCGCCGCCGCCAGGTTCACGTTCGCCAGGGGCACCCGTTGGGCGTCCCCGCCCTCCGCTGGGCGCAAGTCCTCCAGGCGGCGCACATCGTTCACGGACAGGAACCCGGCCTGCAACCCGGTGGAGTACGCGCTGAACCTGGTGCCGATGTCACCGCGCAGCAGCCCGTCGATGTTCATGCGGTAGAAAGCGTCACCCGGCAACAGGCGGCCGTAGGCGTCCTCGATCTTCCCAATGTAGGGCCGCAGGGTGTACGTCACGAACTGGATCGCGTTCGCTTCCACGCTCGCGTACGACATGGCACCCGGTTGGATCACCTGCAACATGTGCGGGGGGATACGGAACACCCGGCAGATCTCCTCGACCGCGTACTGCCGGGACTCCAGGAACTGGGCCTCGTTCGGGTTCACACTGGTTTTGTCGTACTTCGCGCCACCGGACAGGACACCCGGCCGGTGCGACCGGCGCAACCCCTTATGTCCGGCTTCCCACCCGTCGACCAGCTGCCGGGCCTGCTCCGCGGTCACCTCCCCGGGCACGCTGATCACCCCGGTCGTCGTGCTACCCGACCCGAAGAACCGTTGCGCGAACTCCTCCAACGCCGCGGCCAGCCCAAACTGCTGCTTCAGCTCGTGAACCTTCGACACCCCGCGCAGCTCCCCAGGGCGGCGCAGCTCCGTCAAATGGATCATATCAACTTCGCTGACAACGAACCGGCCCTGGTCCATGCGGTACTCAACCCGGCCGTTCTCACCGCGGACAACCTCCACACGGTGCGGGTCCATCACCCGCAGGCCGACCACGTCACCCGACGGGTCCCGCAGGATCCGCACGAACGCATTCCCATCCACCAGCAAGGACACCATGACCATCTGGAAGTGATCCGAGCGGGTCATGTTCACGTCCGGCTCAGGGTTGTCCACCCACCTCGGGCGGGGCCGGAACGCGAACCGCTGCCCGTCCTGCCGGATGAACGTGTCCACGGGGAGGGTGCTGATCGTGTCAGCGATCAGCCGGACCGCGGCGTAGATCGCGCCGATCCGGTACACGGTGTCACGGTTGATGAGGACACCCGACCGGGTGTTGTCCATCGCATCGATGCCCGCGCCGAACAGGGTCTGGTACGACAGGGCGCGCCGCTCAACCAGGCCCAGCAGGCCCCTCACCGGTCACGCTCCCACACCAGCCCAGCAAGGAGGACACCCGCGCCGAGGGCGATCACCCCAGCCCACGGGGCGAGGAGGAACACCCCAACCGCGATCACCACCACACCCACGGCCTGCACCACAAGAGGTCCCACTGTTGCACCCTTTCACACGTTGAAGAACTGGGGCACCGGCGGCGGCAACGGCTCCGGTGGTTTCCACAAACTCCTGTCCAAGGCGATCACCGCGGCAACCGCGGCGTCAATCCGGCGGGGTGACTGCTTCGTTTCCTTCACGATCCGCGGCCCGAGGTGGTCACGTTTGATGACCGTGTTCTCCAGGTGCCGGGCGATCACCGGGTTCCCATCATGCGACAGCCGCGCCTCCACAACATGGTCGTAGAACGTTTGGCACGCGGGCACCATGCGGCGGGCGTTCGTCGACGGGTACTCCACGATCGGCACCCCCACCTCCATGAGGACCTCCATCGTGCGCCGCCACCGGAACGGGTCACACGCGACCTCACGCACACGCCACCTTTGGCACGCCTCGAGGATGGCCTGCTCCACCTCGTGCACGTCGACCCGCCAGTCGTCCCGGTCCGTGGGGTCCTTCTCCCACAACCCGACGAGGAACAAGTGCGGCCGGTCCACCTCACACCCGACGATCACCGTGGTGTCCGAGTTGAACGACCCGTCGAAGCCGAGGACGATCTCCGTGTCCTCCGGCGGTGGTCCCTCCACCGGCAGTTTCTCCCACGCCCCAGTCGGCAGCCACGACGTTTGCGAGTTCACCCACTGGTTCAACCGTTTCGTGCGGAACTCCGCCTCCGGTGTGCGCAGCACCGCGGACTCGAAATCCGCGGGATCGTTCACCAGCCCGAACCCCGGGTTCGCCTGCCGCCACGCTTTCGGGTCCCGCCAGTCCGCGTCCCGGGGTGCGGACCACCATGACATGAAGAACGTGTCGTCCTTCACCTCACCCGACGCGACCCGCTGCCCGTACTGGAACAGCCGGTAGCAGATCGAATCCTGCCCCGTCGAATCGGTGCGCACCCCCGCCGTCGTGATCGCCAGCAGCATCGGGTCAACACGGGCACCCATCGCCAGGGACATCACCTGCCACAAGTCCTCATTCGGCAGGGCGTGCAACTCGTCGAAGATCGTCAACGTCGGCGACAAGCCCTCCTTCGTGTACGCCTCCGACGACAGCACCCGGTACACCGCCCCATTCGCCGGGACCTCGATCGTGTCCTTGAACACCCGCGCCAAGGCGGACATCTCCGGGGACATCTCAATCATCCGCTTCGCCGTGCCGAACACGATGCGCGCCTGCTCCCGGTCCGCCGCGCACGAATACACCTGCGCGCCCTGCACCCCCAGGAACGTCGCCCACAACCCGATACCCGACGCCAACGCGGACTTCCCGTTCTTCCTCGGCACACCCACCAGCGCCGTCCGGTGCCGCAACCGCCCATCGGGCCGGTGCGCGAAGATCCGCCGAATCAGGGTTTTCTGCCACGGCATCAACAACAACGGCTGACCAGCCCGGCCCCCGACCGAGTCCGTCACCTGCGGGCACAGGGACTCGATGAAATCCACGCACTGCCCGCCGCGGGAGGACCGCACCGCCGCAGCTGGCACCGGGGTCGACACCCGGGGACCGCTCACCACTTTGTCTGCGCCCTCAACCTTTCCATCGTCGACAACCGCTCCTGCTGATCAGCGTGCATCTGCCCGATCCGGTACCGGGACAACGCCTCCAACCCCAACTGGGAACACAAACCGGCGATCTGCCGGGAGATGTTCATGAAATCCAGGCGGGCCTGCCGGTCCGTCAACACCTCCGGCAGCAGCTGCTCCTGGACACCCACCAGCAGGCGGAGCTGCTCCACGAGGATCCGGTCCGACGGCTGCAACCAGGGCGCGCCCGCGACAACCGCGGACACGAGGTCGCGGTGCTCCTCGAGGACGACGACCTCGGCGGGTTTCACCACCTGCAACGCGGCGGTCGGTGGTTTCTTCGTGTTCCCGCCCGAGTTCGAGCGTGGCCTGCGGGGCATACCGGGCACCTCCCTGACGTGTCCATGAGCCTACCCGCGCCGGGTCAGGCCCAGTCAGGTCCGAGCTCGATCACCTCCGGTTTTTTCCGATAAGGATGGTTTAGGCGGTTTTTACAACCACCCGAACATACGCGACACTTAGGCAGCCGGGTCGCCTGCCGCGTCTTTGCCGCAGTTTGCGGCCACTCCGGTTTGTATTTCCCCGGCCCCCTTGGCCGTCACCCGCCGCCGAGGGTTATATGCGTCGGCCGTTTCTGTTGTTTCGGATGACCTGCCCGCCCCCGGGGGTTTCCGTGATGGGCCGCGCACGACGTCGGGAGTTGCACGATCGATGAGCAGCAGCCAATGGCGTGCCAGGGGTGGGATCCCCCGGCACCAGGTGGTCCGCTGTCCACGGGTCGTCGGGGCGTGGGCCTTCCCCGCAGATCCAGCACACGGTCGCGGTTGCGCGGATGATCTTGGCGCGGCGGCGGTATTCGGCGGTGTAGTGCCGGGGTCCCCGGCGGCGGGTGTCGGGGGGGCGCCCCCGTTTCGGGCGGCACTGTTCGGAGCAGTACGAATCCAACGATGGGGTGCCGCACCCTAGGCAGGGGCGGGGGAACCTCACCGGTACTGGTTGGCGATCGCCTGCGCGAGGGCGGGGATCCAGTCGAACAGTGCGCCGCTGCTGGGTGTCCCGGTTGCCTGGTTCATGATGTGGGCCAGCTGCCCGGGGTCGAGGGGAAGGCTGGTCATGGTGGGGGCGTCCACCGGCGCATCGGATGGTTTATCGGTCTTGTCAGTCTTGTCGGCCATCGTTGATTGTCCTGTCATCTCGGGGTGGGGTCCGGGTCGTCGTCGTCGGTTTCGATTGTGACGGTGATGTCCCCGCTGTCGAATGTCATGTCGAGGTCCTCGGTTCCGTCGCCGGCGTCGTTCAGCGCGTCGGGTTCGTGCGCTTCGACGACTGCCTGGTACGCGCGGATGAGGCGGCTTATCACCATGTCGTGGATGTCGGGGCTGAACATGGTTCCCCGGTAGGACACGGTCACCTGGACGTGAATGTCGAGGTTGTTCACCTGCGCTTGGAACACGTGCGGTGGGCTCATCGGTTTCCGCCCACGGCGGTGCCAGACTTCTCCGATTGTACGTCGCCGATGATGTGGCGGCGGAGTTGCCGGTGCGCGTGTTGGATGTCGTGCTCGTAGTGGTCGACGTCGGGGTGGTTGGCGTACAGCCATGGGGTGTGCCAGGCGAGCATGTGGGTGGTGTGCCGGTAGTGGGTGACACCGGTGGCGAGGCCCCGCGCGTCACGCACGATGGTGGCCCATTCGCGGAGGGTGGCGGGGACGCCGACCCGGTTGTCGGTGAGGTTGATGAGGTCGAGGTTAGCGGGCGCGGGGTGCCCGAAGCGGACCCGGTTCCGGGTGTGTTCGTGTTGCGCGATCATCAGTTCGGGGTGCTGGTGGATGTGGTCGAGGAACTTGCGGATGTCGAGGAGCTGGTGGATGGTGGCCTGCTGCCGGCGTTCGCTGTCATCGGTGGTCATGTTTGGGTTAGGTTGCCCCAGCTGCGGTGGCAGGTTGTCAGGGTGATGAGGCCGCCGGGTTCCCCGCCGCCGTGGCGCTGGTCGTGGTGGTCTGAGCCGGTTTCGAGGGCTGGGATCTGAATGTGCAGGGTGGGGCCGAGCTGTTGGAGGTGGAGTTTGTGCCGGTGCCCGGTGATGAGGAGGTCGACGGTGCCAATCGGGTCCCGGGCCAACGCCTGGTTCGCGAGCCACGTGTGAACCTTGCCGCCGGGGATCTGGTGGCCGTGGGCCACCCCGATGCGGGTGCCGGCGACCTCGAGGGTGGTGGTGAGCCGGTCGGGTTCGGGGAGTACCCAGGTGGTTGACCCGGCGTGGGGGGTGCTGTCGATGAGGTCGGCGACGCTGGCGGCGCCCTCGATCGCCCACGAGTCGAGGGGGGAGCGGGTGATCCTGCCGCGGCGTTCGGCTTCGTCATGGTTGCCGGGGGTGACGGTGATCGTGAGTTGCACTCCCAGGTCGAGCCAGTTGAGCACCTGCCGGGTGAGCAGTTTCCGCCACACGCGGAGCTGCTCGGTGATCG